ATAACTTGCCCAATATCAGCAGTCTCCATGACTTCAGTGAATCCACTCCCAGCGGTTATGGTATTTGGACCCGTATTAATTACTCCCCCATAAGTAGCATTTGTCGCACTACTAAAAGCTCCTAGGGTCACAGTCAGTGAAGTCCCAAGAGTTACTTTATTTATGGCTGATTGGACGATAGCATCAGCACCATTTGTTCCAGTTGTAACCATTCCGGTGAATTCATCAAGGATCCATTCGCATCTGAATTGAGTATTACCTGCAAAATCTATAGTTAATGCTCCACTACTAGGAGATGCAGTAAGTGATCTAAACATCGTGATTCGTTTTAGACCATCATCTAACAATTGGGTATTAACCTGCGTCCAAGTTGCACCTGCTCCAGTTACAGTTGGAGTACTCCCTGTCAAACCACCTGAACCAACTGTTAATAGATTAAGTTTATCCGCTGTTGGAGACACCGAAGCTGTAGTATAAGAGGTCCTATCTACCTCATCGTTACCAAAAGTTACGTTCGTTACAGCTATTTCCGTCGCTACGGTATAAGTGATGACTAGTTTCGGATCTTTCGAGGTGCCTGATTCTTCAGAATAGTAGGATTGAAAAGTAGAAATACCATTAGATGCCCATGCTCCAGTAAATGAGTTTGTTGTGTCCCAAGTGACTCTTGACCCAAACTTAGAGATAGAGACCTTAGAGATATTGGCGATACCATTACTATCTAATGTGAAATCATTATAAGCAGACGTTGAATAAGAGGCGTAAGCCATCGTGGCAAAAACCGTTGTACCAATATTAGAGAAATCGCTCGCTACCAAATTGTTATTACTTGCTGGACTTGAAGCAACTATGTCGAGACCTGGATCACCAAGACCATTTGATTTACCACTCCCATAGATGGAGAGTACTGCCGAACTGATTGTTGCAGCGGTTGTTAATGGTGAGGTATTGAAGAGATAATATGATCTAGTTAGAAATTGGTAGTGATTTGATGTTGTGTTTGCGTAGAGAAAGGCAGCATTATCATTGACCACACTGGTATCAGCAGTTGAGCCAGCCCCAGCTCTGATGGTGGCAAAAGTCTCATCAACTGGTCCTCTGTAAATACGCCCATCAACAGATGTGCCTCCTGTGCCAGATTCAGGATAGACGGTTAACGTAGCTATATGAGTACCCTCCTTCTTTTATCTGAATATACGGTTACCGTTGTGTTATAGTAGGAGACATGGGACAACGTATTTGTAGCAATTGTCAGAAAAGGTTTGAGGTGAACCCAAAGAACCCTCGGCAAAAGTACTGTACCCATAAATGCTTCTGGGAATGGCGAAGAGAATTTTATAAGCCAAGCGTTGCTACTAAGAAGCGCATTTCTAAAAGTCTTATTGGCAATAAGTATCGAGTGGGGCATAAACCTTGGATTACTGGAAAAGTTAATATTTGGGCTTTGGCAGAAAAAAATATAAATTGGAAAGGTGATGAGGTTGGATATAGAGCCCTGCATAGATGGATTAGGAGCAGAAAGAAAGGAGGAAATATTTGTGAATTTTGCGGAAGACTTAAAACTACTCCAAAGAGTATTCATCTTGCCAATAAATCCCATAAGTACCTCCGTCAACTTGATGATTGGTTTTGGCTTTGTGCTAAATGTCATAAAAAGTATGATCATAAGTAAATTTTATTTATTCAAAACCCTCACTGTTTCGACGATGATTTCTCTAAGTGCTTGTGCGGGATCTTCTTTAAAGTTACTTCGTTCAACATCACGACCAGTTAGTTCATCAAAATATTGGTGAAAGGTCCCATCAGATACTAAGATTGGTGGGTTTCTAAATAGTAAGGGATTATCGACAATTAACGGGACACCATCTTGTCTGGCGTCCACAGAAACCTTGAGTAGTCCGTTGTCATATTCGGGTTGTTGGGTAACAATGATCTCATAATCTACGCCATCTTGATTGGCGAGTACAAATTTATCAGGGAGCACTATTTTCGACAGCTCTTGAGCTTTGATCTCGGCTTTTTCCTCCGAGGATTTACCCACTAAGCCTAATTCAATCTCACCAAGTTCTCTTTCGACTTCGACATTATCCATTTCTAAACTCCTTTATAACCTGTAGCAGATACTTTTGTGCTTGCTCCAGTGGTCACATTTGCACAGTAGATAGCTGTGGCGGTTGTTGGTTGACGAAGTGGCGTTGGGAATGTGACGACTGCACCACCATATACGGCTGCTGCTGGGATGGTATACAGTGTTGTGCCTGCATTTCCATCTTGGATAACGACATCTGTCCCAACTGTGGCATGAGAATTAGAGACAGTAATTTGGGTGATGTAGTTTCTGAGCCCAGAAGCTGGAGCTGCAATCAAAGAGGTTGAAGTCGTCCCGGTCATTGCTGAGGTGATAGCACCTGAGACAAAGTTTTCAGGATTGGCATATGGCAGGACTATTAACTTACCAACAAGATCAGCGACCAATTGGACTTGTCTAGCGGTAGTAACGGCGGTATTTTCAGAAGAGACTGCTTGTGCTCCAAGATTGAGTGGATTAGCAGTAATAGCGGTATTGGTAGCAACTGTACCTCCAATAGCTAATGCGCCATTCGTCCCCGCAGAGATGACGTTATTTCCCCCATATTGGGCTAAATTGACCGCTGAATTAGCAGCAGGAGTCACTAGCAATGGAGTCATTGAGGTGATTCCTTGAACTGTTAATACACCCGTAGCTGCTGTTCCGGCTGTTCCACCACCTGCAACGATCCATGGTGAAGTCGATTGAGTGACAGCCACTGTGCCGTCAACAGTGATAGTGTTACCGCCATCTTGAATATTCACCGCTGAGGCTCCGGCAGCATTATTAACAGTCACATCACCAATATCCGTACCTGAGACTAATTTAGCATTGATAGCAGCGAGAGTAGTTTGAGTAGCAAAATCTTTACCTGCTAGGGTTGCGAGGTTTCCACCAGATTCGAGAGCGAGTAATGAAGTATTTAAGTTTGTTCCTGCATTAGCGGTTACTGTCCATGATCCTGATTGTGTCGCAGCTACAGTACCCGTAACAGTGACGGTACCAGTGATCGTAGTTGAAGTGAGGGTGACAGGAATAGCACTCTGATCAGAAGCGAGTACAACGGGTATGGAAGAAGACGCTAGTTGTTGCCCTAGCGTTGTTAAACCAAGAAAATTAGTGATTGTAGAACTACCGCCCCCACCTCCCGAACTTGGTATTGCAGGGGTTCCTATACCAGCTATTTTAGAGCCTTTCTCTTCTCTCTACATGCCTGACGCTATATCAGACAATTCCATTACACGCACATCTACACTACCTGATGCTACCACACCATAGACAATCGTTCTAACTCCTGCATCCAAAGCAGGGCTGTATGACCCAGCCGGAACAGGTAAACCATTTGTTGTTGTGACATCTGATCCACCGATATATAGGGTCGAAGATCCATTGTTGTATATTGTTATAGCTCGGCGATTAGCGAGGACACCGTATGCTGGAAGTGGGGTAAGTGATGTTGTTACTGTTGTCGCAGTTGTATTTACGAATCCATTCAGGGCATTGATGGAGATATGGGTGACTGGGGTAGGGATCTTTGGGATGGGGAAGTTGGTTACTTCTACTTTATTCGCCAGACCGCCAGTCTCTTTATTAATAAGGATGTTGAATCCTTTTTTGAGTTCTTCCATTGCGTTGATGAGTTCATCCCAATGACGAATGGATACATCGTTCTTGATATCAAAAGAACTCGGCATTTCAACCTTGGTATCTCGATTATTTTTAATAACTGATTCACTGAATTGGAGCATCATTCGGGCTAGATTATTCACAGATTTAGTCACCTCGGCTTGGACTTCGAGCGCGTTAGAGATTCTGACTGGAGGGAGGTTCTCAATATCTGCCTGTACTCGACCTCGAACATCGAAGACTTTTGGCAATACAATATTAATACCCCTGAGCGCCGTTAGCAGACTATCGAGCTTAGTGCCAAGCGTCTGAAGTAGCGAAAGTTGCTGCGGGTCAGCAGCTGTTTGAAGTTTTACTCTAAATCGATCGTTTTCCATTTTATTTTGTATCTTTATCTCGAATCTCTTCTAATGTCGCAAGAATCTTCTTCTCTGTTTCACAGACCTCCGAAATAGCATCCAAGAGATTTTCCATTAGGGATAGATTTATCGCGAGTAAACTAGTTGAAGTGTTTTGATCTTCAACCATATCTTTTAATAGATGGCCATTGTCAGGCGTCTGCTTAACAAACATCCCTTTGAGGCTTTCTACGAGATCTTTATTCAGTTTACGTTGAACGAGAAACTGTCTCGCACGATTATCAATCATCCTATATTATGCTCCTTAATTAACCTCCGTAGTAGCCGATAATCTCAGCAACAGGGCTAGTGGAGGCCGAGCGAAGCCAGAGATTAGTTGCTTGTACGTCAGCATTCTGAACATTATCCACTAGATCAAGTGTTAGGGTTGTACCTGATGGAATAGTCACATAATCAGGACTTGATTTTGTAGTTCTGAGTTGGAGATCCACCGCAGTGCGACATCGAATACTGACAGCATTCACAGGTTGAGCAAAACCAATTTGAGTATCCGCAGTAGAGGAAAGGGTTAAGTTGATGATTGAGATATTTCTGCCTTTAGCAGTTATTGTAGCCATATTAATTTGATGATAGTTCAAGCTATAAACCTAGTCAAGTTTATTCCATAGCAATATCATATGGGATACTTGCAAGATATTGGCGAGCATTATTGGCGATATTGAATGCTTGGTCTGTACCATTGACTGGTTTTCTTGCCCCCACAAAATCTCCCTGATTGGCAATCGCTGCTACACCACGATCTTTGAAGAAGGCACTGAGAATTTTTGCAGCAATTTCAGGTGAATTGGCTAGATCTGGATTTCCTTCGAGGTCGACACCGATTCTTTCCCCCATTTTCTGATAATTATATCGACCTGTTAATTGGATCAGACCTCGGCCGTGATATCTAACACCATCACCTGGTTGGGTATTACCTAGATCAGCTCGTCCTTCATACTTAGCCCAATAATTTGGTCCACCATATTCTGATAAAGGACGGAAAGTAGAGCCCGTTTCTCGTTGAATGGTTGCTAATGCATAGGCAAGCACATTAGGAGAAAGAATCCCCTCCTCTTGAAGAGCCTTAATTACCGCTGGGATTGTCTGTTTAGCCATACCTTTAGCAGTTTCGGGAACAAGTGATGATACTCGCTCTGTAATCATTGCCATCTTTTTATTCATATTTTTTTGTTCAACCTGTTGTTGTTTGGCTTTGATTAGATTTTGTTGTGCCTCTATGACTGGATCTTGCTTTGGTTGTTGTGGAATCTGGGCAACAAGTGGGGTGGCTAGTCGTGGTTGAGTCATTATTTTATTGGTTTGCTGAGTTGCCCAATCAGTGACTGGTTTAGTTAGGTCTGGCTGGATATTTTGCATGACAGGAGGTCTCATTGATTGTTGTTGCGGAGTCGCTGTTTGTTGAGGCGGACGCGTGATACCAGAAGAAGATACATTTGGAGCTGGGGCAAGATTTGGTCTCTGCACTACTGGTGCGGGAGCTGGAGCACGATTCACATTACTGATTGATGGGCTAGGTGTTGAGAATCCTGGCACGTTGAGAACTTCTCCTGGACGGATAAGATTTGGATTACCAGAACTGTATCCAGTAATTTTGTTATATGGGATACCATAGCGTTGTGCGATTGCGCTGAGTGTATCTCCTGGTTTGACGGTTACTGATGCCATATATTTAATTCCTTAATAATTTATTCCCAACCCATAAAGCGCCTGCTCCAAGTCCTGTATTTGCAATTGCCGATGGTACACCAGTCATTGCGTCCGACCATTGCGCTTTCAATGGACCAATCTTTGTTCCTTTAATGAGGGGATTATAATAGATATGGTTTATCGCATCTAACAATTTAGTATCTGGTGCAATCTCATGGAGTGCATCACTCACGATGTTGCGAACAATCATATTTGCTTCAACAGCCGTTGGATTGATATTTGGATTATTCCATGAATTTTTAGGGATACTATCATCTAATGCTTGGCGCAGAGCATGTAAAGAGTTGGCATCCAGTGTCGGACTCTTCAATACTGCTGTTTGCCATCCTGCTGGAGCAGCTTTAGATGCCCCTGTTTCCACATTGGTAAGTGTTGCAGCTGGAGTTTTTGTTGCCAGAATTTTATTCACAGCCTTCACTAACTCGGGTTTAAATTGGTTTTTGCCTTGTTGTAATGTTTCCATAGCACGGGCCGAAACCTCATCCCAAGTAGTTGACGCTCCTGTTTCACTGGATTTCTTCTTAGCTTCATCCATTAATCGGTTAACCCCTTTTTGAGTCATTTTTCCTGAAGTGAGTAACTTTGCCAAAGGCTCAAGAATCGCACCCCCAGCAGCAAATCCAGCCATCATACCAGGATTAAAATCTTCTCCTTGATCGGCACCGATCATCGCTCCTCGGGTAGCGCCTGTCAGCGCAGAGTTTGTGACACTAGCCCCAACTCCACCTTTTGCAACATTTAGACCAGGAAGAAATGAAGCAGCAGCACCCGCACCCGAGCGTAATGCTTCGGTAGTTGCCGTTGGAAGATCACCACTTAGATTTTCATATGTAGCTGGGCTCACAAACTTTGGTTCATATGCAGGTAGTCCTTCTCCCGCCATAATCTTTGGAAGATTCTTTGCCATATCAATGCCAGAATTAACCCCTTCGGCTGTTATTTCAGCGCCTTTAAGAAGTGGGTGGGCAATGCCCCTTGCGATTCCTCCAGCAACAGGGATATCAAATAGCCCCTTACTCCCCATCATTTTCTCGAATGCACCTTCATCACGATTAACAGGGGACTCTGTTTGAATCATATCCTGATATTGTGGGTATTTGGCCAACATTTTAGAACCCAACTCTTCATCAGACATATCCTGATATTGTGGGTATTTTGTTTTTATTGTTGCACCGAATTGTTGTAAAGATTGTTTTTCCATTATCGTATTCCTAGCGGATCACTCATATCAGTGGTCTTCGCAGCCTCCATTGGTAACACATCACTACCAACATATCTTAGCCCCAACATACTCATCATATTGGCAACTCGTTGGTCGTTGACTGCTGGAGGATTTACGATACTTGGACCAGTATTTTGCATGTATGATCTGACATCAAAATCGGAAGGCTTACTTCCTTGGACCGAGGTGAGGATTTTTTGAGTGAGCAAGAAATATTTAGCATCCAGATCAGCTAATGCTTGTTCTTTTTTATCGGTAATCAACGAGACTCCCCCAGGAACTAATTTTTTCACTGAGACCAATCCAGCAATTGGACTACCTGTTCCCATTCGTACAGAGTTATCCACCTTGTTCAGATCTCTTAAAATATTAGCAAGTCCACTATCGGGGATAAGCGATTGACCATCGTGAGAAGCCTTCCAGTTATCAGCAATCTTCTTTGCTGCATCAGAATTTTTTGGTAAGGATTGATAGAGAGCGATTGCTTGACGACGATCTGGATCAATGACTTCTAATCCATTCAAGTCAAATGTATTTCCCCCCGTGAGTGACGTATCTCCGCCCATACCCTCAAGTCCCGCGCTGATCCTCGCAATCTTCAAACGCATGGCATTATCCATTCCTGCGATATCCCGAGCATTTTTCAATTGGGCTTTGGTCGTTTCGAGACCAGTATTCAATTCCAATAATTTAGAGATACCTTGCAGAGCGCTCATGGCTGTTGAAAGTTTAGTTCCATATTCAGCGCTTCCTCTTGAATACTCTTTACCAATCGCATCATTCAATACACCTAATAACTTAAGGATATTATTTCCTTGATTTCCTTGAGCTTGGAATCCATAGATTGGGTTAGAATTATATATGCCTTGTTCAGCACCAAGCGGGTTAGTATCCGCATTATTCATTGAGATACCTGTCATTGCTGTTAGTGGAGAGAATCCAGCAGGCATATCCGCAGCCGTTGCTGCTCCTGGATCTGTCCCAGCAAATTCAGGCTTTAAAATCGCAGCATCATAACCTGCTAGCTTTTGAGCTAGGTCGGCGTAATTACTCTGCATTCCTGGAATGCCAGTACTATCCAATATAGCTTGGCGGGTTTGGGGAGTATTGGTATTCGTCACCGCATTCACTGCATTTCCATAGACAGTTGAGAGAGCAGAAGTCATTTCAGGCGAGAAAGTTTGCCCCGATTGCTGAGTAGCATTTGCTGAGGCGATGAGACCTTGATCGACCCCACTCTGTACCTGAGCTCCTGGAATTGTGTTAGAAACTGGAGTATATAATTGTGGCATTACCCTTGTCCTCCTGCGACGAAGCTCGCATTTTTCTCTCTTTGCAATTGAGCGATCATATCCTCACTGATCTTTCCTTGGCCGATATTTGCTGCTTGTGAAGAGATATTATTGATATCTGTAGAGCGTTGATTGGCTTGGTTTTGGAGAGTATTCCTCAAATTTTGAGAGGACGTTTGATTCTCTTTAATCAGTGATGTTTCCGATGTACCTAGCTTCGACATATCCCCAGTATATGCGCCTGGATTATTTGGATCAAATCCAGACTGTGGATTAGTATATTGTTTCAATGCGACACCTGATTGTTCTAGTGGTTGCATCTTTGCTCTCATCTCGGCTTCTGCGCGCAGAGCCTGATCTCTCTGTAAACGACCAAGTTCATAGCCACCTCTTCCGAGATTCTCTGTTGGGTTAGGTGCAGTTAGATTAGAGCTATATGTATAGTTAGCCGTATCAGTGGTTGGATTGAACTCTTCGGCAGTTACCACGTTTGGCTCTCCATCTGGAGACTGTTCATATACCGCCATGCCTCGTTTATTAAGCGTATCAATTAATGATTCGTTTTCTTTACCAAAACTTATTCCCAGCAATCCCAGTGCAGCTGTCAACTCATTCGTGCCATACTTCTGCTCGTAAGCGAAGCGTTCCTTTGCCTGACGGACCCCTTGTTGATAGTCAGCCGTCATCAGTTTTACTGCGGTTGCAAAATCGCCCTTTGCTTGAGCTGCGAGCTTCTCGTAATATGCTTGGGTGGCATCATATGCTTGTTTTCGCAGATTGACCAGATCAGCTGCCGAGACTTGAGAGGCCCCTCCGCCTCCTCCACCCCCACCACCTCCGCCACCACGCGTTTCTTTACCCGAACCACCTGTTGCTCTGTAATCCGCAGCTGCTTCGGCATCACCCCAACCTTGATATCCACCATAGCCCGCTGCGACTAAATCTGCTGCCATGCCCATTATTCGGGTACCCCCTCGTAGCTTTTTAGATCATTTAAAATACGTTCCTTGATGAACTCGTGCGGGAGTTCTTCTCTTGAAAGATCGCCTTCATCTAACCATGTGGAAATTTCCATTCTCAATTGATCGAATGTTTCAGCCTCCGACATATTAATTTTTTCTTGTATTTGTGCTCTGGTCATATTACATAAAGTTTGTTAGAAAGAACCCTCCAGCATCTGGGGCTGGTCTGATTCCAATTAGGATCAATCCCCATTGGATACTACTTGAAACAGTGAACCCGATAGTATTTGACCCTACTGCAACAATACCATTGGTGTCGGCTACTGCGCCAGTTGGTCCCATAGTCGCTGATTGGCGGAGAGTGCTATTACTTCCTGCCAATCCCGAAGGCGAGCCATTGGTTTGGCCATATGCTAGTACCCAACAATTTTGATTAACTACAGTGATAGCAGTTCTAATCGTAGTGTTATTCCCTTGTGCTGTAGCAGTTGAATCAGGTTGGCTAGTTTGGTGAGCTCCAAAATAGGAGATCACTATAAGGCCGATTTCACCAGTCCCTCCCGAACCTTGGACGACAACCGCACTTGTGCCGACAGCGGGGGCGATCATCCGAAAGACGTAGATGTAACGACCACTATTTCCAGCAACAACAGCCTCTTGGGTCATGGCTACACCACCATAAGTCACACCAGTAACATTTGATTGGATACCTGTTCCACGAACACAGGCATACACTATCCGATCAGATCCATTACCAACGGTGTAATTATTAGAACCGTAATTAACGATTCCAAAATTAGTACTATTATCATAGATTAACGCCATTAGTTTGTTCCCACTAGATAACCTAGATAGGTATTCGTTGCGATACAACGGAACCCATAAGTGGTATATCCATTCGAAGTAGTTGTTTGGGGTGGCGCAGTTCCTCCTGACGTTACCCAAGTAATCCCCGAGAACCAAGTATTTGTATAGGTGGTTCCAGAACCTTGTTTCGACTCGACCATGAAACATTGCCCCACACTAGCATTCGTCACCGAATAGGTCGTTGCACCTGTCATGGTGATAGTGAATACATTGGCGACAGACAGATCGAGAGAAGGTGTGGTGCCAGATAAAGCTGTCACCCCTTGTAGCGAGGCATTGACTGTTGGTTTTGTAAATGTTGGTGTAGTGATTGTAGGACTTCCAGCAATGGTTCCAGTAATAGTGGGCGCAGTAATGGTCTTATTCGTTAATGTTTGAGAATCTGTAGTTCCAACGATAGACCCACTCGGAAAAGTGGCGTTGATTTTAGAGGTCGCAATAGCTGCTGATCCCGATATGTTTGCATTAGTAATTCCCCCATTGTAGTCATTAACAATAGTTGTAAAATTACCGTTTAGTGCTGAAGCGGTTAGGACCTGACCATCACTCCATGTCGTCCCTAAGCTTATAATACTCATTTAGAGCCTTTCTCTTCTCCCTTAATCATCGCGGAGGCCCTTCTTAATACCTAAGATATTAAAATCGTATAACTCACACGGATTCGCCGTGGCCTCTAAAAATCTTACTCCTAATAGTGTACCAGTCATACTTGCAAATGTCACCCGATTTTTTGCAACATTCATACCCCCTAATTGCGATGAGCCCAGAGTAAAAGTTCCTGTTGGACCGAGTCCAGGAGAATTACCCGCTAAAGAGATTGTTTCGGCTAGTGAATAATCCTCATATTGATCGATTCGCGAATAAACTTTGAGAGTACCCGATGAGCCTGTTTCGTATTTATGATACATATAGACGTACTTAGTTTTCCTAGAAACATCCCCCATGAAATCTCTAGTATCAACAGTCATGGTGATAGGGGTGCCGTTGTCGCTATAACTAGAGGTGTCGTTAAAGAGATAGACATTTCCTGTTGTTGAGTCTGCGCAATAAACCCGAGCTCTTCCTGAAATTGTTGAAGTGAAGAATTCTCCTGCATTGATCCCTTCAAAGATAACCCATGGTTCCATTGGTCCAAATGGAGTGGGATATTTACGTTGTGCAGCCATGACAATTATTAGGTTATTGGTAGTACTAATCCCATTGGGTAAAGACCAATAAATAAATTTCCCATCGAATATTCCTGTTGCTTTAGCAAGTTGTGACTTATTCAATCCAAGCATTGTTGTTTCCAATTCATCTGATTGCACACCAGCCTCGACAACTTTAGCAAAGACCGTTTGGCTTAACATCCTAATGTGTGGAATATTTCCAAGGAAGGAGAGGAAGAACAATTCTTTCCCGACTGAAACAATACTTTGATGCGAAGGTGTACCTACTCCATCTGCTCGACTCTGGGTATTTTGACCAGCGATAGTTGTAGTGCTAAAGGTTGCGCCTGACCAACCATCGATTGACCAGATAGAAGCATTCTTAAAAACTATCAGTTGGTCATTGAGAGCGCCAAGTCCAGTGAGACTATCTCCATCATTCGCATTAATATCTACATAATCAGAACCACTAAAGGTCGTGGGATCTCCTAGATTAGACCAGTACAGTCGATTTGGATTTGCTGCAACACCTCCGACGAAGAGATAGTTATGGAACCAAAAACCAAAGGTACCAATAGGCACACCCGCTCTATTTTTAGTTACCGTCGACCCATCTGAAGCCACATCTACAACCTCTACACCATTGAATCCAAACAACCGATTTGCTGCCTGTACGAAGTTAACTCTAGTGCTATTAGTCAGGTTCGCTGATCCAATTGCCGAGAAAGCTCCCCCAGTTGAGACTTGAAGTTGGGCGTTACTGACCCCATTAAGGCTTACTATAACGTATTTAGAGCCTCCACTAGGCTCAAAAGCAGCATTCCCATTAATGAGGAAATCCCCCATAGTAGCGCCAAAAATAGAGATTCCACCTCTCTTGAAGATCTTGTTATTATCGATGTAGGCGTTTTTTATTGAAGAAAAGACTCCTTTTGGAAGCAAATGAGAGGGATACTTATTATTCATCCCTATATACATAGTTTCTTGGATATTTACATCAAATACTTGCAATTTTAGCCTCCTTAATAGACGTAGGTACCTAGATTAACATCCTCGTATGCTGATTCTTCGATCATCCATGCACCGTCGCTCTGTCTTTCAGAGATAAATGTTTGCATATTGAGGATATCGGCGGTGGCTTCAGCGATTAAATCATCAGCAGCTGGGACTGCTTGTTGCCCTTTTTTGAGGAGATCACCAGCAGCTAGCTTGATAATTATTTGTGCAAAAAGATCAGGATAAGGGATCAATACTGGATCGGTAGTTGCAGCTAAATCACTTGGTGCAAGAATACCCCAAACCGCGATTGCATCAACACCATCATTTGGAGGAACAGGGATAAAGCCAATTTTTTGGACATTTTGGGCTCCGATTATATAGTATCCAGCATAGACCGTAGCACTTCCATTAAGGATAGAATTACTTAAATTGGTAGGGATTTGGTCCATCTTAATCGCGACAGCCCGAGAGGCATTGTTATTCTGATTTGAGACATCAAAATTGATCTCTACTCTTTCTATCTTCAAGAAGTTTTCATCGATAGTATACTCTTGGGTATCTGCAACCGTGCTATATCTTCTTGGAGTAGTTGTGAGATAGAACTCCTGATAGACTTCGACCACTTTTGAGACCACATAATGATAGCGATAGTTAATCGCTGCGAGTACCTGATCCTCAGTAAAATCAATAGGCTGAGGTTCATCCAAATATGTCCTAACGCCCGATATTAGATCGGCAAGTGTTTTAGCCATTTATTCCCTCCATATTTTTGCCCCAAGTGAGAGAGAAGCTGCACAAGAGGCAAAAGATAGAGACAATACTCTATTTCTGTGAATTATCAGCTAATTCCCAGACTGCTGTTACTTGCATTGTTTGATCAATGATGATGTTTCCACCCTCTGCGAGAGGAAGACCGTATGGACCAAAATCAAGTACATTTCCAGATGTAATCGCTCCCGTTGTTGGGAGTGATGCTGGTAAAGTGATCTTAGCTGCCAGATTAGTTGAAGCACCATTAACTGGGTTGCTAATACTGTAAACAGAGATATTCCCTGCTGCAACTGGTGCTCCGATTATGAGTTGGAACAAGCGCACATCCTCGCCAAAATTGCCGAGGGCCACACCATTGGTCGAAGTATTGCTACTAGGTATATAAGTTACTTTCATTTAGTTGTCACCCCCTTTCATTTAGTGTTTGTTTATTTTCTATTTTTTTTCTCTCTACTATTTGATGAATACCATTATTTGTTGCCCTTTGTCCAAGATTCTCAAGTTGGAGATGAACTGCTTCACCCTCTATTTGAGTGATCTTGAATCCAGCTTTTCTAGCCTGACAACAAAACCAAATATCCAAAGTACCATAGACCTTATTCTTCACATAATCGGCTGGCAGATCTTGCCACGTCCAATCGTTAAGACGCAATGTCTTATCTGTGCGAAAGAAAGGCTTCTCCAATCTTTCAAAAACTTCTCTTTTTACCAATGTACAACCGAGTCCACACCATAAAATCTGTCCATTACTATCTTTAGTTACACAGCCCCAGCCAGATACTCCGTAATCTACGCAAGCAATATCGCTATTCGCTTGCATCATTTTTTCTAAAGACCCCGCCGGAGGTACTGTGTCCTCCTCTATCAACCAGATGTAATCACATCCGTCAGCCAAAGCCTCCTCCGTGAGCCGGTTATGACCTTCAGGAATTGGCAAATCGTATGATCTGTAAACCGTAATATCATGTTTTTTTCTAAATGGTTCGATAGCTTGTTCTACTCTAGTGAAAACTAATCCTCTAGTTGGTAGCACAATGCCAATTTTGTTATTCATGTTTCTCTCTTGGGGCTTTTAGCAGGAGCCCCAAACCTGTCCTATTACTAGGATCTGACCTCCACGCCAAAGGTTGGACGAATGGTGTTAACACCATAGATCGCATCAACCACGACTAACCATGCTAAGGAAGCGACTAAGTACTGTGCTTGCAAGCGAGGTGCCTGTTGCATAGCCAAAGCCCATGCCTCTTTATGAATTAAGACGTTATGAGTTTGAACTGGAGTAGCTGCATTCGTTGGTACGTTATTGGTGTAATAAACGGGAGTTCCGTAGATTTCACCCCATAGGTATCGAGAATTTGGACCAGTTTTCACTGGACTTGCGCTTTGTACCTGACCAAGAACATCCGAACGGACGAACTTATCGATCTTCATGATTGAAGCGATTTGGTAAGGAGATACGATGAATGCTCGATCTTCCATTGGAACATCACCAAGGTTCAAAGTCAAAAGAGCTTGAACGATAGTTGCATCATCAATATCGGTGCCATAAGCACCTACGTCAGTGGTTGTAAATCCGGTGTAAAGACTGAGGACATCAGTATCTACTTGTGCAGCCACGCCGTATCCGATTTTCTCACTGTAGAGTGAACGTAAATCGTAATTGGCCTGAACTGAAGCCATGTCTTCGATCTTTACAGCTGCGTAATACCATTTATTGATATTGATAGTGACGGCCGTTTCCGTTGGAGCGGTTGGGACGATATCAGTATCGATGGATTTTGCAGTTGCTGAGATGTTAGAAACATTTGGGATTTGCAGAGCTTGTCCACGAGCTTTGACTTGAGAGTCAAATCGGCGAACGAGGCCAGCTGCCACCAAAGCTTTCTCGGTAGCCATTAACACGTCCATTGACCAAATAGTTGGTAAAAAGACCGCAGCGGTTACTGTTGAAATATCTGCCATATAATTTTGTCACCCCCTTTCAGAGTTAATTTTTTCTAATTTCTTTTTGAAAAGAGGTGATTTTAATTACTCTGAAGATCTACTGAGAGCACCATTGATACGTTCTTTGTTTTCCTCGTACCACTTTCGGCCATCTGCTTGTTGAAGTCTTTTCTCAACAAATTCTGGCGTTAACACTTCCTCGCGGACCATCGTTGGATTAGGTCGTAGAGAAGGTGTAGTGCGCTGCCCGCTTGGCTTCCGTTGGTTGAGTTTTGCATCCATAATTTCTTCTGGATACATCTTCATGCTGTAGATGTCTTCGGGAGAATACCCAGCATATTGAGGATTTCTATTAATATAGTCCTCATACTCGGTTCTATCGAATTTAGGTAGCCCATCAGAACCATCGTATTTCTTTTCTAGATCTTTTAACTCGAAGTTATAGATCAGATTCGCAACACGTTGGTTAACGATTTTTTCTACCTTTTCATCTGTGGCAATGCCAACATCTGACAATTTACGAACAGCATCAGTAACTTCAGGGGCCTGAGGATTCAATGTCTGATTTGTCGATTGTTGAGACATAACATATGCCTCGAATCGTTCAGCTTTTGCTTTAGCCTCATCACGCTCTCTGATCAAATCTTTGATTCGATCTTGAGTGTTCCCTTTTAAGTTATTAAATGCTACCTCTTCAGGACTCGCTCCAGTCGATGCACCTTGTAGGTTAACACCTTGGTTTGATTCTGGCGTTGTCGTTTCAGCTGGTGAAGCTATGGGAGTTTCCGCAATCTCTCCATTTAAGGTTGGATTTTCGTCCATTCTTAATCACCTCTCTTTCTCATGCATAGGTGTATGATCCTCTAGTTAAGGGATAGATCCCAGTCTCTACGCTATGAGACTAAGCGACTATTAAATTTTTATGCTTCGTGAGAAACGTCATTTAGGTCTCGGACCTTCATGGCGCCTTCACGTTGATCGCTAGCGACTTTGTAGCCACTCTCGTTCAAAAAACCTTCGTTATCTGAGCCGTGAAAAGTAGCTGGGCCACTTTTGCTCATCTTTTCTTCAGAAGGACCAGCGTTTGGGTCCACAAAAGAATTACCGCTATCAACGGATTCAGGATATACCATTTTTCCACCCTGAGGAGGAATACCACCTTCATAAAATTTAGACATAATTTACAGATTCACCTGCCTTTCTTTAGTAATTATCTTCATAATCAGCTTCGGATAGATACCCGAACCTCTCTCTGATATTGTATTGAGCTTTCTTGAGATTGTTAGTATTTGCAGCCATGACATCACCTTTGCTAACTGGCATAAAAGTATCATTGATTCCAACTGGCATGCATTCTTGTCCGAAGAGATTGGCTTCAGCATCTTCATGTTTCTTGTTGGCGACGTACTCTTCAAAATCCTCTTTGTAATAAGGATGTTCTGATTTCATTGATGCTATTGCTCCGATAAATGTACTCATTTTTGTATTAAAAAAACCGCCTCCACTAACAAAAATTAATTGTTAGCTTTAGCGGTTCTTCCGTTTTTACCTAAAGTTAAATATAGTATGCGACTCCGATTAATATATGTCAAGTTCTACTGAATCGGGGCAACCGCTCCGGCTGCTTGGGCTTGATTATCAACCATAGCGCTCTCTAGATTAGACTGCGGAAGTTGTTGTCCAGGAGGAGGTCCTGGAGGTGCGGGTTGGTTTGGTTGACCAGGTTGCGCGGGAGCACCTTGTGGAGCTCCTTCTGGACCTTGGGGAGTCATCGCAGATTCGGGAGCTGAATCTCCCCATGTTTGACCGAGATACACTTGATGTTTAGCAATATGATCACCAAAGATATCATCAGCACCATTTCCCAATCCCTCTTGGTGGATAGCGATATGCACCATATGATCATCCTGTGGTTGAACTGGCATAGCTTTACCCTCTAACATCATTTGATTTTCAGTCATTGCTAGACTCAATTGATCAACTTCTCCTGGCTGTGCTGGGTTTTGGACACTCTTCTTTAGGAGGGCTTCCATTCGAGTTTGCTGGATGATGCTATCAATATCCCCAAATTCTAAGAGTTTCAAAGCAGTCTGCTGATCGATTAATTGGATTTGGAAATAGTTTAATACTTTTTGTTGGAGAGCTTCTTTGGTGTAGCCAAGCCATGATCCAACGCCGACACGGATATTATTATCATCACCAATTTCAGCAACATCAAACCAATCAGCTCCAATTCTAACTTGTCCTGGGTGTCCAAGCTCATCTCCAGAGCGTCGTTTGTTCTTACCGAATTTTTGTCCGATGACTGCAAAATATTTCTCATCACCTTCTCGGACTCCGAGATCCTTGATCACTTTGTACGAAGAATAGTTCTGGGCAATCTTCTTGAGCATCTTCATCGCAACCTCAGTTAAGAAGTCTTCTAAATTGTCTACCAGATCATCCTGTGATGATGAGTCTGATTGTTTGAGTTCAGCAATCGCAATACCTGTTCTAACATTTGTTGGAAGTCGACCAAGAGTCGCAGCATGCACTCCCGAGATGTCTTCTCCAAAAGAAACCATACGTTCAATTTGTTGTGGCACGGAGATGGAAAGCGGAGGCATGTCTAATGCTTGGATTTGAGAGCCTCTGTTCTTGGCAATGATTTCCCCATGAACATTATGGATAGCACGGACTCCTGAGTCACGATCGACAACGATACGACCTTTAGCAACGCGAGTGTTATATTCGAGGGCTGAAGATTCCAACGTATTAATGACACGATTAATAGGCATAACGTGTTTGATCCAAGACTCACCGTAAGGTTCTTTAGGAGTGATATCACCACGATAGACAATAAAATCAAAATCTTCCTCATCGATCTCCTCATACGAAAGCGGGACTGAGTTGACTTCACCCCAGATACATTTAACAGTGTAAGGCTTACCTGTATCTTCTCTGTAGCGACGGAAATATCCTTCATAAAGGATTAATGTTGGAGAATTTCCACCTGGACGGGAAGGGACGATACGGGTAGTTTGAATCATAAATTGTTTTTGCGGAGAAGCAGCAAGCCTTGAGTCGCCACTAACAATCTCTCGTCTTGCCATCAAACTATAATCAGGATTATTCACGACTTTTCCGAGTGGGACACGGACAGCCTTGATCATAAACTCGGCTTCATTTGGATCTTCAGCCAGTGGGTCCATGTAAAAATCGAATGGATCTAAGAGCCAGATGTTGATTTCGCCCTTTTGTTCGTCATAAACGATCTGCCATGGTCCACCAATTGAGTACATTAAAGCTTGGATGACGGTCTCTTTGATTTTCATTTTCAGCTTCAATTTATCAAAGTAGTAGTCTAGGAGTCGTTGAGCATATCTCGCCTGATTTTGTGCAGATTTACTATTGGGAACAGTAGGTAGAACTTCGAACTTAGGTCTAAAAGAGGTGACTTGGTTACGGATAGAACGCATATAAGCTGCTGTTAAGTTGATCGGAACTCTTGCAGACTGCCTAGTTGCCAAAACTACTGTCTGTGTTTGGGGAAGATACCGAGAAAATTGATAACCCCTCCAAAACAAATTACGGCCTAACCATTCTTGATCATAACGGGTTCGCCCAGCAGCAGCTGCCTGAAATGAAGGTCTAGCAATATTAGCTAGAAAGTCAGCCTGTTGAATCATGTTATCGGTCATTTCCGATTCTTTGGGTAAGACATTATCAGCCCTCACCGTTGGGATCGGCTCTGTTGATTCTTTTGATACTTTATCTGTTGTTTTTGGTTTTGACACTAATTATCCAGTCTCTTCTCTCTAGATGACTTCTTCCTCTGGGCCGTCACTCCTATCAATTTCATTTTCGAAAGAGACATTAGTGAATTCATCCATCGGAATCTTACTTAATACCTCCATAAAATTATCCTGATCGATCTCTTCGGCATCCTTCTCTATTTCATTCTCTGTCAAAGGCGGTGTTCTTAACATAATATCATCAACCATCTGTTTTGTAATTGGCTTAGGTAACACCATCTGCTCCAGCTGTTGGATATGTTTCAGGAACGCAGTGAAGTTCTGATTAGATAATTTATCTTTACTCGAATTAATCTCTTTTAGCAAACTATCTTTGGAAGTGCTAATTTTTTCATAGAAGGTTTGTGTCTTGGTTAGTTGTTCATCTACCGATTGGCGGTTTCTGATTTCTCGAAGATAGAAGTAAACTAGGATAGCGACGACAATCACGGCATTAGAGATTGTCAGAATGATTTCAACCATGGGCTAAGGATAACTCCTTTCTTTAGCTAAATCAATTTTACTGGTCACTATTTTTGCAAGAGAGATCATTTCTACCTTAGAATTCTTGATGACGATTTTGAGATCCACCTCACCATAACCTTCTGTTAAGACTTCAGTAACCATTCTTTTGAGCTGTTCTATTTTTACTTCTTCCATTATATTTGAAAATCTAACTCACCATCCATCAGGCTCCCATCAAAATTCATCCCAGGAGAGTCTGAGACTTCGATCTCGTTCTGTCGATTGGCTAGATTATTTCTAATCGCCATTTGAATTGTAATACAAAGAGCCATCACTCTGTCATCAAAAGCGCCACTGGCTGCTGCGCCATGACCATCGGGGTAACGGACAAAAGACATCATCTCATCAATGGTATCTTCATCATAAAGTATCAACCGTTTCTCTCTCAACCATTTACCTGTTTCATCGATCATCAATGGGCGAGTCGCCCGATCAGTTCTCCAACCAAGATAATTTGTCGGCTGAAGAGAGGCCATCCCCTCTTTCTCCATGTAATAGATACGCGGGTAGTTTAAATCTCTGAGTGTAACCAAAGGTACTAGTCCCTGATTATTTCTCTCGACCCCAATCACCGCCTCATTGTACCATCGTCCTAATAGATCGAGCTGCCTGCCAAACTGATCTCCTGCAAGTCGTCCATGCCATACTGCAACAATCTCTGCGGTATTCACATCCATGACAGTTGCCACTGAGTAATCAGCCCGTTTCTCTTTTTCTTCGTCAGGTAGAATCTCCAATCCTTCTGCGGTATCTGCGCCGATCACATAATTATGCGCACGATCAGGCTTCTTCCATACCTTCAAGTCTCCTTTGGGATTCTCCTCGAAGAAGATCTGGTATGCGCCCGTTAGATTACCTGTCATTAGAGCTGGCTTCGAGTTACGGAGATACCACTGAAGAAGTGTGGTTGACCAGATGGGATTACCTGAAACGATAAAGGCCTCCGTTGGGTTAGATGGAAACTGTTCTTGGAAGGCTTCAATATTTCCTCCAAGCTCGGCAAGTTTGTACCTTCGCCAATTGAGTTGCTCATTAGTTAATTGATATTTAGCTTGGATTTCTTTCTCCTCATCTGTTGGGGAGAAGCCATCGTAAATAGGGAGTTGATATTCTTTGAGAGCGAACCATGGGAGGAAGTGTGGGCGGAATGGAGAAGACGGGTGTTGGGATTTCTTCCAAAGATTATAGAACCAATCACCGATTCCATTGGCGGTTGTCTCGACAATAATCCGACCATTTCTAGGCACAGCTTGCATCAAACCAATCATGGTCCGCTCCTGATTCAACCATCTTGAGGTCTCGGAGCAATGGAGATTATTGATAGTGTCTCCGTGACCAAAAGCTCTGGCTCCAGCATACCCAATATAAAAGGTCGCTCCATTATTCATGTTGACCATTTCAGACCTAGAGTTATATTTCAGCTTATAAGGTGGGCTTCCTGGAAAGGTTTGCTTCAAAGATTCGAGATAGAACTTCACTTTATCGAATAACCTTTGTGAAGCACCCTGTTCGTGCGAGATAACCACACAACGAATATTCTCAATCGAGATGAAGTCGATGGCAAATAGCGCCAAAATCAGTGAGGAGATACCTTCTTGTCTAGCTTTCAAGATAACATCCCTTCCTTTGAGATTATTTAATATTTGATTTTGTGGCTCATTAAGGATAAAAGGGATGGTCTTATGATGTTTATCAACAATTAAGAAGGATTTCTGGATAGCATTACGGTAGAACTCTGCACTGACATCAGCCATATAGCCCGTAATATATCATCTTCGGTTAATTATTTCTAACCTTAGGATCAAAATAATCCTTCACTGTTGTAAAAACTAGATAAGCGACACCCATTACTGTAATTGCCGTAGGACTAAAGAGGTCTGTACGAGGCATTAATACCCCTAGCAGTGCCACTATAAGACCTATAACTGTCAGAATTTTGGTGCGGTTGATGGCTCCAGATAACATTGTATAGTTATTCTCGGTTGCTTTAACTTTTTTCAAATGAATCACCTCCTAATAGGAGTGTACTGAGGAATTACAACGAGGTCAAATAATTGGTTATGGGATATTTATGCGCATTTTCATCTAGTGTTGCATCCCAACGATGATCAATATCAGGGGTGAAATGGAAATGGAGATGATTTGGACGGATCGTGCCAGAGATACTGTCAAAGCTATTTATTCTTAGCCGATGAAAGTAGACAAATTTATCGACAGGCCGACCCTTATCTTTCCCTGAAGGAAATTTTAGGTTCGATTTAGTCACAACATTGAATGCATACTCTTTTATTTGGATTAACTCTGCCATCTCCTCAACAGTCATTTCTGACTCTCTAGTAAAATGTCTCTTTGGCATGAACATGGTGTGGTAATACCAATAGGGAGCAAGATTCTGGACCCATAGCCAATTCTTGAATTCCTTGATGACAGCCTGATACTTAGCCCATTGGCAAAAGAAACAGGTATTCGGATCAGCTTGTTTGATCCATGCGTCATATTGCTTTCTAGTTAATAGCTTCATGCGTACAACCTCGCAATCAGTCCGTCTAATACGCCACCTCGATAGAAGACGGCCATATCTGGGAATTGTTCACGCTCTTGGTCGACGACATAGTCCATTACAGTTGTGGGTACTCGACCATCCATTTCACGCAGAGTCCATTCAGATAATTCTTTATACAGTTCGGGGTAGGCTATTTTGGATCCACTAAGTAGTTTTACAAATTGGCCTCTAGTATCGCCGAAATTAAATGACATCATCTGTCGATCCCTTTTGTACAGAGATTGAATCCATGGAATGATTAGCCCTTCGACATCTCTAAGCATTGGGGGAAATAAATCGATGTAGAATAGTTCATTGGTCTCGGTATGGCGGATGAAATTAGCGGGCTTGCCATCAATAGCCACCGCAGACTTAGAAGCGCCTGTATTCAAAGAGCAAAGGGTTCTCACCATATCTCTCCAGATAAAAGGGAGTTCTGCGGAACGACTTCTGATCAGCACATCGACATCCTTGCCTGGTACTAATTGATCAATCATTTCAATTCCTCTTTCAGTATAGGAAAGTTCGAAGCTATTTGGGAGATTTATATTATAAAGTTGTAATTGATCTTTGTAGTCAGGAATTGCCCAAGTCAGACTAGCTAGGTCTTGGAGTGAGAGATCTTGCCCGCATAATTTTCTGACTGCTGGATCGCCGAGGTAGTCCCCAATCTCGACTGTAGATTGTAGTCCTACTGATTCTATTCGGCGTTCAGTTATAAACATTATAAAAAATAAGAGGCCACGTCGGCCCAAGACACAAACCTAATAGCACGGTTATCTATCAAGGCCTGCATATTCTTTGGTTTAGTATTTGTTATCTCTAGTTGGGGGAGCTGATATTTCTCTAGCCAGACTCGCATCTTTGGCCATTCCTCCTCAGTACGAGAAGTAAGGATGACAACATTATATTTCTTGATCAGATTATCCAAGGTGAATTTTGCCCCTTCGATTGGTTCACCGTATAGAGAACCATCATCATAACCTCTGTAACCATCATGAATAACTAAATCAAAATCTACTGCGATAGTTCTCATCTAGTACAGATACCTCCTTTACAATCGACCAAAAGTGGATTCACTTGGAAATAGCTATAGCAACTGGCTGGTAATTCTTCAAGAGGAAAATAAGCAAAGTTCTCGCAATAAGATCTATCCCCTAATTCACGACCTTGGACGACTCCACCTGTATATAGAGATGTCATCAAAACAAAGACAACCGCGATAGCGAAGAGGACAAATAGCGCTAGAATAAATCGATTATTCATGCTCCTTTATTTTTCCTTTTCTTTGTTATCTGACCTGGCTGTAATCCAAGAGCTGCAAAGATCGGTTCACGTTTATGCATCATCTCTAAGATGGCATCAATCGCTTGGGATTTACTTTGATACCCAGCTCTAGCCCAATTTGGGAATTTACCAGCTTTGATATCCTCCATAGATAGATCATCAATTGTCCAATCGTCGTACTGTGTTTTCATTTTGGAGATACCTCCAGTCGATCAGTTATTTCCTTAGCAATAGTGAGAGGAGATCTACCTATTTGCTTACCAAGGAGGATTGCGATATTTGTGGTGTAATCTACTCCTGGTTGATTTGTTACAGGCCATATCTTTAACCCTGAGGAATCGTAACCTGCCTCAGTGATAGCCTTCTTAAGTTGGGTATGTAATTGCTCTCTAATCATCGATTGCCCCTTCCCCTAGAAAAGAACCACTAGCTTTAGCCTTACTGATACACTCAGCACATAGCTTATTACTAACCCTGATCTGATCGCTATCTCTATAGGTTACTAGGGTGACTGGCTTAGGTCGCTTATTGAAACAAGTAGGACAAATCCCCATTTCTGGGACGATCTCTAATTCGTCTTCATCGGGGAAATCTTGCATCTCAATTTTTTGTTCTGGCATTCCGCCAACTAGGGCGGTAGGTGCTGAGGAGACACCGAGACTCTCAACTGCTTCGATCTTCATACGGACAAGATGTTGGATAAATGTGGAGAGTTTGTATCCATGAGCATCGCAGTAAGCCTTGGCACGAGTAGCTAATTCATCTGGAATTGATAAGGTAATATTCATTACTATGTAATAATACATAAAAGTATGTATTCCTGTCAACAACTAAAATACATACTAATACATACAACTACTTATTTATACACACTAATACATACAAATATTAAAGGTACTTGGTCCAATATAGCCCCCCCGTATAGCCCCCCATAGGGCATACCCTGCTATAGCTACAGCTGAAATATGACACCCATAGGCTCAAAGTAGGCATGCTGATGTGGGTATGCTAGGTATATATAGGTAAGAATTTTTTTTCTGCCCTTGGCCAGCCAGTGAAGCGCCAAGGGTCGCATATTCCCCAGCATGGGGGTGGCTAGTTTGCCAACGATTAGCTTGCTATAGCTATCGAATCACTGCATGCTATTTCTGTACACATGAGAGCAAAAGGTTTATGAGTATAATACACATTATCCTCAGTAAGTAGTGGGCTGTAGTAGGCTCAAGCAGTGGCTAGCTAGGCTCAGATATGTCGCACAATAGCATCTTAGCCTGCCAACATTCTTGCTGGCAGAAGCCATCACAAGCTAGCTAGCATGATTACTACTACTGTATTACATACATAGTGTATATATAGTTATTTCTTTTAATGGGTG